ATCTTGCCTAGTATAGGAATAAGACGTAGACCAATGGCGATGGCAACATTCTCAACCGAGCCTCTAAGCTGCTCTAGATCGCCCTTAAAGTTGTCCATTCTTTGCGCGGCCATATCAACCGCGTCTGTGCTACTCATCTTGTCAGATAGTGCCTGAAACTCTTCCCCTGTCTTCTGTGTAAGAGCTAGCGCCGTTCTCATTGCATCGCTTCCGAACATCGTAGCGGCTGCCTGTGTTCGCTGTTGCTCCGATAATCCACCTAGAGCATCGTGAAGAATTTGTGTAACTTCTGCCATACTCTTAAAGGATCCATCAGCGTTGTAAAGTTCTATTCCTAGAGCTTTCATCGTCTCTTTGGATTCTTTAGATGGATCCGCAATTTCAATTAACATCTGCTTAAACGATGTACCGGCATCCCTACCAGATGAGAAAGAGCTAGCTGTTATTGCAATAGTAGCCGCGAAATCTTGAAACTCGACACCCGCACTAGCCGCAACACCACCACCCATCGCCATAGCTCCAACCATGTCTTCAACCTTGAACTTCGAAACGTTAGCCGCCCCAGCAAGGTTGTTTACAACCATTGTTAGATCTGTAGTTTCTAGCCCCCACGCATCCATAGCTACTGCTGCTGCCTTAGCTGCAATCTCTAGGTCTACACCACCAGCCGCAGCAAGAGCCACCACCGCATCTGCCGCACCATTAATAATATCTTTAGCTTCAACACCACCAGCGGCCAGCGCACTCATAGCCTTCGTTGTCTGTACCGAGCTATACATCGTGTCTCTACCGATTCTTAGTGCGGCTTCGGATAGTTGTTCTAGCTCTGAGGTTGTAGCTTGTGAGATAGCTCCAACCGCGTCAATTCCGTGTTCGAAATCGGCTGCGGTTTTTACGGACACGGCCATAGCCCCGGCAAACCCAACGGTTAGCGCGGTTGACAGTAACATAATTGATCGATCTAATTGTTTGGCGGCTTCTTGAGTTTCCTGTAACTTCTTTTTTGCCCGCTCCGCACCATCGGCAAGATCCTTATTTAGCGCCTTGCCTGCTGCGGCAGAGGACTTAGCAGTATCATCAACGGCCTTAGTAGTTTGAGTAAGGCTTGCCCGTACAGAGGCCAACGCACCGCTAGCCTTGTCTACCGCCGTAATAATTAAGGATAGTTCATCCTGATTCATTGTCTAATAGTAAAGGCCAGTCCCTATTTGTGACCGGCCTTTTCTCGTTCGTCCTCTCGTATTTCATCTATCGCATCTTTCAATAACAATAGATCATCTCTAATAATTCCCGGTAATCGCTCTTCGTAATCCTCCAATGTAAGAGTGATACCCAAACGATGTATTCTCCATGCCTCTTCCAATTCGACCGGAATCTTTTTAAGGATTAGTCGTTGGTAGAGGCTATCTTTTCCCCCGCTGTGCGGACGTTCATTCTCCGGACTTCTGCGGCTGCCCATTCCCGCGTCTCAGCATCAAGAACACCCTTATTCTCATCGTCGCAAGGAACGTCATAGCTCCAATCGATTACGCCGAACTTGATGAGAATATCCTTATCAAGCGACTTCTCTGTAGCAACTGTATCAACACGATCGTTCTGTTGCTTCCGGATTGCCTCTAGTACGGAATCTTCCATACCACCTAGGAGCTTCATGGCTTCTCTCGAAGCTGAGCGCTCTGCGTTGTCTAGCTGTGCGCCGGTAAGAGCTTGAAACTCAAACCATTCCCCCGGCTCGTGCGGTACGTCGATCTTTACTCGCGTATTTGTAATAAATCCCATGTGTTTTCTTTCGCCTCCAAAATTGTAAGGTAGGGGGGAATTAACTCCCCCCTCCTAGATTACTTAGCTCACTGCCCCTGTAGGCTGTAATGTTGCTTCAAACATTGTTAGTCCGTTTCTGTTCGGAGTAACAACATACTTGTTGATGATTGTTTCTACGTTGAATACAACGGAACCACCGATAGTGATCGTAAACGTTCGGGTTGTTGTGTTACCGATAGCGTTTAGAACCGCGTGCGGCCCTGTAGAAGCGGTATCGTCAAACGGCCCGGAGATAACGATAGGAGCTACCTTAGAAACTCCAACCACTCCCCAGCGCTGATCATCATCGCCCGCTGACGTAATCTCTTCTAGTAACGCTTCCTTTTCGAAACCGTTAATCGAAGTGATATATGTTGATAGATCCACTGGCGTACCGCCCGAATCATCAACCGAAATTACTAGGGTACCAAACCCGTATCTAGCCATAAATTATTACTCCTAAATTCCTAAGTAGGTATCCTACTAATTAGTATCGTACAAGACCAGCGAAGAATGTAATCGATTGTCCTGTTCCCGCGCCCGTATAAGCTAAGGTAGAAAGAACATAACGCTCGATTGTACCTGCTATCTCCGCCCGCTCACCAACAATCGCTGTGACTGCCGTAAAGGTATGAAGATCTGCAAAGGTAGCGTCATCCGCACTATCACGTAGTTTAATTATAGCATTAGTGTAACCCCCTAATGTTAAGGCTGTTACATGCAAATATCCCGCTCCGCCATCTGTAGTCTGCGCTGTACCATCAACTGAAGCGGAAGTTTCCGTAGCTCCTGTTACAGTAGCAAGAGCCTTAATGATAACTCCGGTTCTATCTGCCTTCCCTGAGCTTTCGTAGTCCGCATTAGCTTTTGTAAGAGAAGCCTTAGAAGGTAGAACCTTATAGTTAACTTGTACAACACCGCTGTATCCGAAGAAACCTAAACCCGCTGTATTACCATTGACCGCAACAGAGGCTACCTTAGACGTACCAAAGCCCGCTGCTAGTTGAACGTGCGTAAGTCCCGCCGCGTCATCAAAGAAACCATTTTGCGTGAACTTTGCGCGGTTCTCACCAACGGGGTACCATTGCTGATCATCGTCGCTTAACGCTGTAGTCTCTTCTAGAACAGCTTCAAAATCAAGATTAACATCGGTTAGCCGCCCGGTAACATTGTAGCCACCGATAAGAACGAAACCGACCGCGCCTGAACCACGTCTAGCCATTATTCACTTACCTCATCTTCATCATCTTTTGTAGGTAGTGTGAATACAGGAGCTAGCTTTTCGATGTAGCCTTTTGCAAGTAGCCATCCAATGCTGTTTGCTGGGATATCGTCAACGATATCGCCTACAGCAACTTCTTTAACCTTGCGGTCTTCCCACGGCACATTCTCACCATCGGCAATTCTCTTAAGAATCGCTGCACTGGTAGGATAAGCTAGGCCAACAAGCACTTTATACTTAGTCTTCAAACGGCTTTCCTCGTTCACTTTCACTTTCTACTATAACACATCTGTATGTATCGTTTATGGAGCATAAACAATAAAGGAGATACGTAGATCGAATCCGATATACGGTTTATCATTATATGAGAAATAGGCTGGGTTACTCCACGAAACACGAGTAATGGTACCGTAATCATCGGCCCCACCCTCTGTCCGTAAAGCGTCAAGTATTCGGATACGCATCGCTTGAGTCTTCCCAAACGATCCGCTAACTGTTTCATCATCAACAATAATTCTAATTCGTTCCGTATGCTCTTCGTCCGGGGTTACTGTTCCCCCCGCGCTCCATTGCATACTACCATCCGAACCATACATAATGGCTGCGGGCTTGTCTTGAATGCTCGCTGAAGGCTCTGCATAGACACGCTTAACTACCGTAGCTAGCGCTTGAATTATTGCTGTTCTAACATCTTCATAAGCCATTAGAGCTTCCCTAATATCTTTCTTTTAACATTATAACCAATTTCTCTTCGGACATATGGCATAGCGCGCTTCGCCTCTTCTTTAGCGGCTTTCATAAAGTGCAATCCCTTTGTTCCCTTGCGCCCGATAGAGCGAGCAAGCACGAATGCTGGGATCTCAATATTGTGTCGTCTTGCCCAATCTTCAATCGGCTGGATAGGAGGCATCGCCGCTCCCGGTCTACGTCCCTTGTCAATTGCGGAAGCGCCAATTTGCTTAGTGAATACCTTACCGTACATAGGAATACCAAGAGGGGAGATGCTAGACTGAATTGCTCGTGCCGTCTCGCCTGTGTCCTCTCCGTGCGGTTTAGCTGCCTTACGCGCCGCTCCCTCTGCCAACAGGATAACTTTCTGTAGGCCGTCCCTTGTAGGGCCGAGAAATGAAGAAATATCTATCGCTCGCGCTATATTCGCTGCGCGTGTAGAAGGGAAAGTAAACTTAAGTTCTACTCCCATTTAGACAAATCGCTTTCGTGTACGTCCATACTTCATTTTAATCTCTGAAAGCATCTTGTTAACGTCCGGAGCAAGCTCTACACCAGCATCAAGATTCTGAATAGTTAGTGTAACACCAGCCATTTGAATATCTCTAATCTGTCTAGCAAGCATCATTGTAATTTCTTTAATAGGTTGCGGGACAGCAGGCCAGCCATACTTAGCTGTCACTTTAATAGAGTGAAGATTAGTAGGCCACGTATCAATTACTCCATTGTTAGGAACAATCTGAAACCATCTATACGGCTGAGGCTCTGCACCTAATCCGTTATTGTAAGGCCCAAGGAAAAAGTGAGTATCTAATGTAAGAAGTTGTTCCGCTGCGGAATCTCCATTAAGATCCACATACACTTCTAAACCAGAGGTTGACCCTATGTCATCGGGAATGTAGAACCGCGTTCGTCCTACGGGCTGACCGTTAGTGACTCGCTCAGACCCCTCAATGAACATAGAGGAACCGCCCGCGCCATCATACCAACGAGAAACCGCCGTCGCATCTATATTGAAAAATCGGTTAGTGCATCTCTCAATATAACGTGAAGCGGCTGTAAGCTGTGCGAGAATTTGTACGTCATCTGTAGTATCTTCTTTGTCTACTCGTTCGCGATACTCAGAGGCCGTTGCGTATGCATCTGTTACAGCCATCTAAACTTTACTCGTCTTTCTTGTTTCCCTTAAGCATAGAAGCAAACATCGCCTTGATTCCCTGTTCGGGTTCAAAATCTAGCGAAGTAGTCTCTTCACCCTCTGTAGCGTCAATAATCTCTTCCGGGGTTTCCTCTACAGGAGCTTCCGGAACAATATCGCCTGTTCGCCACTCATTACCAGTTGCTTCCGGTGCCGGAGTATTCGCCACAGGAGCATTTAGATCGACAAGCGTACCATAGCCCGAAGCTATTAGAGCATCCGCAAAAGCGTCTGTGAACATGTGTCGGCCCGGAGCGAAGTTACCCATTGGCCCGGATATTAATGTGTATGTATCTATTAGTTTCATAATTGCCTCTCTAATTATCCAACGTAAATATATATTGTTCCAGTTAAGGTGTTGCCGCCCTGAGCAATAACAATCTTAATGCGCTCTTCCGAAACAGGAATTTCCGTAAGCACGGCGGAACCACCACCGGCATACAGCGCAGCTACGCCCGCTGTTGTATGTGTAGCCATTCTAGGCGAGCGCGTGATTGCGCTTGTTCCTAGATCGCTTTCGGCCCAAATGGGAATACCGGAAGTTTCGCCTGTGACGGTAATGTCCGCCCCGGTATCTAATGTACCGGGAACGTAAACTATCGCTTTAATATTACCCATTACAATACCGTCTGTGTATGCTGTACAAGCTCCACCTGAAGTAGTTGTAAGGGTAACTGCATACCTCTTAACGTAAGCCATTATTAGACCTCCGTTACTGTGTAGGTTAGCCCTTGTAGAATAATGTCAGTTGAACCTAGTGTTGTGGCGGTTAGTAGTACATAGTACGTCTCATTAGCCGCAACTACTTCAGTTAGACCCGTCTTCTCAGTAGCAACCGCTGTATCTGCTGTAACAGAAATCTGCGTGATTGCACCAACGCTCGCGTCTGTAGGCTCCGCTGCTACAGTAGTAATCTTCCGAAGATCTGCATCAAGAGTGACTGCGTTTCCGGCTGATTCAATCTGCCCAATTACCTTAAATCCAGTAATTGTTTCTCCAACCTTTAGACCATCTAGAGGAACTACCAGTGTTGCGGCAGTTTGTGAAGCGGCAACCGTTCCCATGTACGGAAGGTCATTTCCTGCTCCAACTGTCCATCCAGCCGTTGCCCCAACCTTCGCTCGCGTGCCAACAAGTCTTTCAACTGCGGTTCTCGCGATCGATCCACCTGACTCTACTGTGATAACTCCGCCGCTCGCTACTACAAGCTCGTTTCCGCCTTGCTTTCTGTAAACGGCTGGCTGATATGTTGCATCTACCATAATATTTAATTTCCCTTCTCGTTAGCTGCGGCTCCTGACAGTAAGAGCCTAGCGTTTTACTCGCACGAGTTTAGTTGTACACTGTCAAAGTTTGTTGAGGGGTAGGGAGGCTCTACCCCTCACTAAAAGTTAGCCCCCGAAGGGGCTAAGGATTAGGCTAGGCCGTTCCCTCGGCTGGGGAAGCGTGTAGCTCTTGCGATGCTACGTCGTCATGCTTCGTAACAGGTAGCTTCCGTGCCCCATATAGCTCAGCAATAGCAAAGTCAACCTCTGCGTTTTGCGTTGCCCGATCAACATATAGCTGTAGGTATCTCTCCCGTGGGCGATATACGTCAATAATGTACAGCGAATCATCACCATCATCAGCTACCGTGATTTGCGTTCCCTCTAGGTCTGCACCAGAGGTTAGTGCTGTTGCGCTAGACGCGGCTGCACCCTGCTTTACCTTAACGCTAGTTACTGCGTTAGCTGTAATGGTACCAAAGCGGATTACAAAGCGGCAACCTTCGAAGCCCTGTGTATCCACAACTACCATATCGGAAATGTCTGTAGATCCCGCTGCAACGGCATCACTGACAATCATTGTCTTAATCTTGTTTGTTAGGTTCTGCATAGTAAGTGTTATTCCCTTCCTTACGTGTTTTGTAGGCTTGCGCCTTTTTTGCTATTACAACTAATATGTGCTAGTTGTATATTGTTATATGAATGTTCGCCCCCATGAATGAGAGGAACTATATGGTCTAATGACATTGTGTCTCGGCTTACGCCTGTAAAACACAGTTGACATATTCCCATATCTCTATTATAAACTACTGTAGGATCAACATCTTCGACAGTAGCGCCTTTTAGAAGCGCTCGCCTTTTGGCGTTCTTTGCGTACACCTTATCGGCGTACTCTTGTCTGTATCTACGTTGTTGCTCAGCTACTTTGTCCGGATTTTCCTCTCGCCATTGACGGGAGTATTCCTTACGCTCTTCTGAGTGTTCTAAGTAATACTTTTTCGCATCTCTTAATATCTTCTCAGTATTATTAGCGTAGTATTTCTCTTTATACTCTTTATCATGCTTTGAATTTTCAGTGTGCCATTTACGAGTGTACTCTAGACGATTTTGCTTCGCCTCTTCACTGCCCGCTTTAGCACGTTGTTGAGGGCGGCATTCCTTACAATATATGTGCGCTTTACCACACGATTTGATAGGAAATACCGCCCCCATAATTCTAAAAGTTAGGCTAGCCTATTAAGCTAACTTAGCTCTAACAAAAGCCTCCGAGAGAACTGGCATTCCGTCTGCTTCTGCACGTCCGATGAAACCAGTTTGGTTAGTCTCTGCGTAAAGTTCCGTTACTCTCTGTACCGTTAGCCCAAGAGCGTCAGCGATCCAGTAAGCGGATAGGTCACCGTACAGGGCTAGGTATAGACCTGTTGTGAAGGTGTTAGGAGCGAACTCGCTAACAATATACGCGCTGTCAAGAATCGTATTCGGAATCCCGCCTGTTAGTCCCGGCTGCCATAGGTACTGGCCGTTGCCGTCCTTTAGCTTCCGGATTGCCTTAACTACGTCGCGGTGCATAACCCACTTAGCCTTCGGCCAGTATTGAGGCTTTAGTCCGTGCTGTACGTCAATTAGACCGTCTGCCGTGATAGCAGTAGTTGTTCCAACTGTGTAGTCCTGAGTCGTAGGAACACCCTGAGCCGAAGCCGTGAATAGTCCTAGAGGCTGGTTAGCGCCCGAACCTGTTAGGAATCCCTTTTCCTCAGTAACAGCAAACTTGTAAGCAAGTCTCTCTCTTACGTGAGCTTCCGGATCCATTAGAGCTACGCGAAGTAGCGTGTTCGAAATCTTGACTCTCTTAGCGAACGGATGTGGGCGAAGCTCTCTCTTACCGAAAGCTGTTGCTGTATCTTCCGAACCTGTAGCTAGTTCAACTGTCCAGTCGGCGTCTCCCATATCCGCATCAAGCGACGGAACACCTAGGCTCTGCGCTGCCGGTAGAGGGAACTTAGTTGCGAACTGGCGAATCTGTACGATATCGTCTACGTTCTGTAGAAGTTGCTCAACAAACACTTGCGGAGCTACTAGGTAACCACCGGCTGTGTCTAGGTCAGCCTGCATTGCGGCCTTAAGCTCTGCCTGCATAGCTAGGAACTTCGAACTGTTTTGCCCTTCAGTTAGGAACGTTCGGAACGCCTTAACCTGAGCTACAGAAACCTCGTCAATTGCCTTGCCTGTTGCGCCATGAACCATATCTTCAACAGGCTCGTTTTCGAACTTGTTGCGTGCGAGCGCCTTCCGCTCCTGCTCAATAGCAATTTCTAGCTTATCGGCCTCTGCTAGAGCCTCATCAAAGCGCTTCGTCTCGTCGTCATCCATCGTCCCTGCGGTATTAGCGTAAGGCTTCCGGATCGCGTCGGCTGTACCTAGGGCTTCTTTGTAAGCCTTTTGTAGTGCCTTTAGTCTGTTATCCATTAATTACTCATCTCCTATATTTTTTGCTTTGCGCTTCGCAAGTTCAAAGTTAGCGTCTCTAGCTGACTTGCCTGTAGGCGCGGGCTGGTCTTCCGCAATGATTGGGAAGAATAGAGTATCGATGTTCGAAACAATTGTAGTTAGCTCATCTCTAACACTCTTAATGCGTGCTAGTTGCTCCACTCCTAGTTTTCGTCCACCCTTCGATCTCATTTCAGCAAGCAATCTGGATCGATCTATGAATGAGGATACGTCAGCAAGCAACTTCTCCCCGTGTTCTGAATACGGAAGCTCTAATGGTTCCGTCTCGTCTTCGTCATTGGTAAACGCGCCTAGCTCTTTTAGTTTCCCGGCCCGTTCCTTGAATAGTGATAATGCCTTTTCCGCATCTCCGTTGATTTCGGCTGCGTAATCGCGCCAGTCTTCATCGGATGCGAAATACTCTAGGCATCGCATGGCATCTAGTAGAAGAGCAACATCCCATGATCTTGTCTCGTCTCTGCCTAGAACCTCGATCATAATATCTTTGATCTGTTCGTTAACTAGAGATACATTGTCCTGTAGCCCCTTAGCTTCCACGCTGTCATCATCTGTAGTAACTTCGATCGTTGTTGTCTCTTCTGTATCCTCTGCCTTTGTCTCGGTTTCGCTATCGGCTGGGATTTCGTCGTTGCTGTCTTGCTCGTCGCTATCATCC